AACGTCTGATACGAATATAGGCAACTTGTATGCTGCTGCCTCTACTATTTTCAACTCACTCTTGTGCTTGTTGAAATGCGACTTGGTTAATGGTGCAAGTGCTATGTCTATCTCTGCATATGCACTCCCATACTTATCTGCTGATGTGCCAGTTATAGTCTGAAACCACTCAGGTCTGTTAGCCCTACTCTCACCGGTAATTGACTTCTCCATTATTTCCCACTCTTTGGTGTTCTCATGAAAGCCACACATCAAGAACCTCCACCCATATCGCTCACAAACGTATTTAATTTGATTCTCAAGCAGTTTTAGGTCTTCCGTGTGGGATAACCCCCCAACCCAACCGATAGTTGGTGTATGGTCTTTATTTGCCTTCCATTGGCTTTGGTTTAAATCGAGTGCATTAGGAATGACCTCAATGTTATCTCCTTTGTAAAACTCCTTTGCCTTCTCCAAGAGTTGAGGTGTGGTAACCGATACCCCATCGGCATAGTGTATAGCATCCTTGATGCCATTCTTGATGTAGGCACGATAGAACTTGTAGGCTGGATTGTGCTTTGGTAGTACCCAATAGTCATCAAGGTCAACGATGTATGGTATCTTGTGCTTAGCAAGTATAGGTAGTATGTTGTATTGCAGATTACCCAACCACCGGTTGAATACTACACAATCATAGTTCTGATAGTCTAAGTCACCCCATTCTGATTGCTTCATCGATACATCAACTGTGATGCCCTCGTCAACTTGCAACCGAGCATAGGGAGTGTAGAGTCTGTGAAAACCTACACCCGTGATGCCATCAAATAAAACTAATACCCTCAAAATGGTAAATCGTTCTTGGGTTTAGGCACTGCCACCCAATGGGTAGCTTTGCTCTTTTCGTTTTGACTCTTTAGTTTGCCCACCCTTAAGCGGATGTCACCATAAGAGTTCTTTTCAAGTTTGCCACTTCTGATTGCTTGTTCTAACTTCTCAATGTTGATCGAGATGTTTGTTCCGTACTGATCCTCCCAGCCGTTTCCTAAATAAATTGTTTCTTCCATATTAATTGTTTGGTTTATTATCGTCTAAATTCAAGGTCACGTTTATAACCTTTGCCTCAACAGTAGCATCTACTGTTTCCTTTGGTTTGCCATATACCCTACTCAACAAGGTATCCATTGAATAGAGTGAACCCTTCTCGTATGATTTAACAATTGCTCGTGCAACTGTCTTTTCTAACATTGTAGCATCAGGGTTTTTAATGAGTTCCTTGATGGTCTTTTCGTCCATTGACATAATGGCTTGGATTGAATCGTTGACCTCTGATAGTTTGTACCCCTCCTCTTTCATTAGGGTTGTAAACTTCTTTGGTCTGCCGTTGCCCTCTCTCCTTTCATCGTACCCTTTTTTAAATGGTTTTAGGTTCTGTTCATTTGCCATAGTTATTCACATTTGTTTCACTTTTTAAACCTTCTCATATATGCGATATGAGTTGCCTTGAGTAATCCCTTATATTGTTTCTTATCTCCCGTTTCAATGTGACACTCTCTACACAATGCCATAAGATTCTCAATAGTGTCCTTTGTATTGCTACCTCCCATCCCTCTTGCTTCGATATGGTGTAAATCGTTCGCTTGTTTACCACACAATTCGCAAGGTATAAAGTCGGTAGTGTCAAACCCCATCTCTTTAAGATATATTTTAGTGTGCTTTTTCATATATGCCTATGCTATCCTTCCAAGCAAAGCCACCATCATTGTTAGGTTGTGCTATGTATGAGTCTAAAAGTGTGATTAAATAGTCGTTTCGTTTACCCCATTTCTCAAGTGCCTTCCAAGAGTCTTTGTAGAATCTCCAATTGTCAACGGGGAATCTATGTTCAGGGCCATTAGATGGTGCATTGATATACATCTTGCCTCCTTGCTTTAATACTCTGCACATTTCAAGAAAGGAAATCCAGAATAAGTCATCATGCTCAAAGCAAGAGGTTGATACTATAACATCAAAGGTGTTATCCTCAAATGGTATGTCGTGGCTTGTACCGATTACATCTACATTTTTGCCCTTTGCCATATCCATCCCTATATAGTCGTAACCCTCAAACAAATCTTTAAGGCAGCCGTTGACATCCATTGAACCAATGTCAAGTACCTTACCTCCGGTGCAGTGTTTACTTACGAACTTTTCTGCTTCTCTTTGGGCTGATAGGTGCATCTGTTGTTGTGGTTATTTCAATTTCGTTTGCCTTGATAGGTTTGTATTGTGCCTCTGCTCTGATAATCATTGAGAGCATTCCGTCTACCACACAACTTGAGCAGGTGGGTAGTGGTCTTCCATTCTCTTTAAGGTAGATTTTTCTAAACTCGATGTTTACTTCCGGTTGCATCCTTAATACTTGTTCCTTTTTCCATTTAAGAAAAAGTGGTTTAATAACATCAATGATGTATTTTGCTTCGTCTTGTGTCATATATATTTGTTTAAAATTGTTGCTATTAGTGCAGATACCGATGCATATAGTATGCCCTCTATTGAATGAAACCAAAAGGCACTCATCCAAAATGCCATACATAACTCGCAGCTCAATGGCTTAACGAACCGGTATCCTATCTCCCTAACCCACAGTATCGCCAAGAACGATATGCCGATAATTTGTAGTAAAGTGATCATTTGCTTTTTGTTTAATTGTGTTAATTACTCGTAGTATCTCTTGTCTTGAGATTTCAGTTACCCTCGATATGCTTCTGGCTGAACGAGGCTTGATACCCTTATCCTTATCCCCTTTAGAATAGAGTTGCCATATTCTTGTTTCATACCAGTCGCATTTTTTAACTACTTGCTCAATCGATAGGTAAAAGTATTCGTTGTATAACTTCTCCTCTATGTAAGGTATCTGCACCTCCTCTGTATCGTATAAACCGATAGGTTGTTTAAAGTGCTTATCAAAGGTAGTACGCTTACCATAGAATTGGTTTAAACATATTCTGATGACAATGCCCTCCCAATAGCCAGAGGCATACTTGCTCTCTATCCATTCAGAGTCCTTTTCACATAGTATTACAAATAATTCTTGATAAAGGTCGTTGGCTAACTCTCCACCTATCTTGACACAAAACTCCATCAACCATGACTCTTGCGTTAATTCCTTTATGATGTCCGCCTTTTTGATGACTCAAAGTTTATTACATTATTGTAGTACTTATCAACATATTCCCAACATCTCAATAGAATGGTTGTAGTAATCGCACTCCGGTTGGTAGCCCATGTCCAAAAAGTCTTGGTAGGTATCCTTGCCATGTATCACGCTTGAATGATCTCGGTTAGTGAACAACCCTATCTTAGTCAATGGTAAACCTAAATGCCTTGAGGCAATGTAAAAGAACAAATGCCGAGCAATGACATATTGCCTCTTGCGTGACCTTGAGCATAACTCAATAGGTAACACTCCGGTTGTGCTGCATACTATTTCCAACAACTGCTCGAGAGTAGCGTTTGCCATCTTTGGTTTGAATGGTTTAGCAATTTGATTTCTTAATCGTTCAATCTCCTTTTCAAGGGATAGCACCTTGTTTCGGTGTGACACCTTCTGCCTTGATAATTGGCTTTTTAGTTTGATGTATTCGTATTCGTAGTTCATAGTTGTTTAAATATTTCGTATGCGACTTGTGGTACTATTGCGTTTCCGTATCCTTTAATTGATTCTGCTCTCCACTTTGAAAAGGTAATTCCGTCCAATTCGGTGGGAAGCCCATCATCTCCGCTACAAATCGGGGATTGAGTTGGGAAGTTTTGGAAGTTTGTAGGTATCTGTTCAGCGTCACACTGTGCATACTTCCTTCTTTCACTTGTGTGCTTTTCATTGTTGCAGTTGCATTGGTTGAGTCCATTGCAGTTGGTGTTGGTAGCAACAAACCAGACTCTGTCCCTTCGGTGTGGTGCGTTTTTGGATGCAGCTGGAATAATAAACGGCTGAACTTCGTACCCTTGATTTTCCAAGTCAATGCACACCTGCTCGAAAACCAATCCGCCATCAATATTCGTAATACCAAAGACATTTTCTGCAATGACGTATGTGGGTTTAATTTCTTGAATTGCTCGAAGCATCTCTCCCCAGAGATAGCGTTCATCATCTGTACCTTTTCTTTTTCCAGCCATTGAGAATGGTTGGCAAGGGAATCCTCCTGTAAGAATGTCAATTTTGTTTGCATATTTTTTAAAATCAGTTTTGCAGATATCTATATGGCTATCCGCATTCGGCCAGTAATAATCTAATACTTTGCGTGGAAACTCCATCCATTCGCAATGGAATACGTTCTCCCAACCCATCCATTCGGCAGCAAGATCAAAGCCACCTATACCACTAAATAAACTTCCGTGTCTCATAATGCTTCTCTATATCTTGTATACTTACCCTCGAAAGTGCAAGGGATGTCACACAATCTACCGTGTCTGTTCTTTGCAATTATGACAACGGCATCTTCAACTTCAGGTTTAATATCCTCATAGTAACTTGGTCTGAAAGGAAATAGTACACAGTCTGCGTCTTGCTCTATCTGTCCGCTTTCCTTTAACTCCGTTAGTTCGGGTCTTGCGTTCTTGCCATCCCTATTCAACTGTGCTAATGCGATAACGGTAATTCCTAATTCCCTCGCAAGGTTTTTTAAAGCAGTACTTGCGTTGCTCACGTTCGACCTTGCATCTTTACCACCAGCGTTTAACTTCTGAAGGTAGTCTATGACAACCACGTCCAAACCAAACTTTGCACGGTGTATTTTGATCAAGGAAATAATGTTGTAAATGTTGTTATCCTTTGTATCAATGATGTCGAAGTCTGCATCGTTTAAAGACTCAACCATTCTCCTCAAATCAATCTCGTTCACATTGGCATTTCTTATCTTGCTATTTTCAATGTTGGTCATATCAGCTAACATCCTTTCGGCTAACTCATCTGCACTCATCTCAACCGATACGAACAGATACTTGTTAAACTGCATACCATCTCTGCAAATATTTAAACCCAATGCACTCTTTCCCATTCCTGGTCTACCACCTACTACTACAAGGTTGCCTTTATTCCATCCACCGAGATACTTGTCAAGTGTTCTCCACCCAGTTTGTAATCCCTTCATTTTATTTCCTGACTTCAATCGTTCCTCAATCTCATCAATCTTCTTACCCATCACCTGACTAATTGACTGCACCTCGTTTGAAAGTGTAATCCTTGAGTCGTGGTTTATCTGTTCTAAAAAGTTTTGAATCTTGGATAAGTCCCAATCAGTTCCGATTTGTCCAAGCTGATTTAACAACTGCTTATGCTTATACTGAATCTCAAGTGATAAAATGTCATTGTTGATGGTCTTATCGGTAACGTATGCATTAATTAAAAAGCCGATGTCCTTTGCTCTATCCTTATGGTAAGTATAAACGGTGTGTAGTGCAATAGGTTCGTTATGCTGATACATATCTTGCATCGTTCTGACAAGTCCTTTATGCCATCCAGTAAACCAATCAGGATTTAGTTTAGGTAGGAATGTCTTGGCATAGTCGCTTGATAGTATTGCTGAAAGTAAGTTCTGTTCAATCATCATTTAAGTTTGCTAAATTTTTATACTCAAATTTATTCTCTTTACCAATCTCATCTTCCCATCTCTTACCATTTAAGTAGGTTGAAAAGTGTGGTTGAAATTGCTTATCTGTAAATTGTTTGATAAACAAAGGTATATTTTTTCTGATATGGTCGTAATCTTTTTGCTTGACTTTTTTGAATGCTTTAAATGCAGATTCTTTGTTAACCTTTTTATTGTACAAATTCCAAAATTCGCTAAATATAGTTTCATTTATATTTATATCTTCATTTTCATTTTCATTTTCCATATGTTTATCATATGTTTTTGATATGTTTTTCATGTGTTTTTTAGTCTTACCTTTACGATTATTTCTTCTACTTTCACTGTATGACTTACGTTTATCAAACTCATCTCGCATACGTTTATTGTAGTAACCTTCTTCATCTTGTTCAAACTTACTGAAGATATCATCATCATATGATTTACATATGCTCATCATATCTTTTTCAGTTAGTACATATTTTTGATGTTGTAAACAAAGCAACCTTATATACATCCCAACTTGTTCATTTGTCATCGTCATCGTTCCAGTAAGGAAGTCTGAAGTGTAAAATAGTACGGCAGGATCTTTACTCATATCCTAATAATTTTCTTGTTTGTTTAACTTGCTGAAGCATCTTTTCAACTCCAATAGCTGAATACCATTGCTTTGTTTTAAGATGGTCAATGATGGTGTAATTGTTTGTTACCTGGTAATCGGTAATAATGTTGAAGTCATACATTGTACGAAATCCATAGTCATCGTACACGCTGATTTCAATAAAATGGTTTTCTTTAAATGTCCATTCAATCTTGTAGTATGTATTTTTCATTGCATAAAAAAACCCGCACAAGTATGAAGTGGTCAGCCTTCATACCCATACGGGCAAATATCTTTTAAACTTAACGACCTGACCTTCGTTGTTGTTTACACTACAAATATAGTGCTTTTACTTTAAATTAGCATTTTTAATATATTGGCTCAACTTTTTAAAATAGTATAGTCCAATCTGATACAATGCAGCACCGATGATGTATAGTACAATTCCAATCGGTACAAAAATTACTGGTGTTTCCATACTTCAAATATAAAACTTTTTTTCTTTATTGCAAAATATTATTTAATAATTCTGATGCAACCTCTAACTTCTCTCTTATATCAAACTCAACATCGTGCCTTTCAATCTCGGCAATGTGAACTTGCTTTGCTTGTGGCATACGTGGATCATACGAAACGAAGTAACCCTTGTCAAGGTTGGTGGCTAACATACCCATCTGCATCTGCCAATAGTACTCTGGGTGTGTATCCTTTAAACTATCAGCATCATAGATGTTAAAGTTCTTAAGGTGTATGCCACTATTGAATGGACACTTAATCTCAAGTATAGCATTATCTGATAACCCATCAGGTGAGTAACCAGAGTTGTCGCCATAAGGTATAAACACATAGTTCTCCCCTCCGTAGTATGTCCACTCTTGGAAGTCTAATTGAGAGAATGTATGGAAGGCATTAGGTTCTTGTTCCTTACCCCAGTCAAGAGCTGTACCAAAAGCCATCTTTCTTTCACCGGTTAGTATCTCGGCTGCCTTCTCATAGATGTAAGTTTCTGCGGTTTTAGATAGGGGTGAGCCACTACGACTCGACCCCATTAGTTTGTGAATCTCGGAAGCGGTAAAGCGAGTACCTCTCGCCTCTAACCACTTATCTTCTGATTGTGTGAATGTAATCTCCATTATTTGTTACCTCCGTATGTTTTGTTGTAGTATTCTTCTACTGTGTTTTGATGAGTAGGTACATCTTGCCCTCCATCCCAATAGACATCCATAATCTGCTCCTTCTCTTTCTCTTGAAAGGTCATTACTATTTTAGCTGCCATCATTAAGGCTTCTGCTTGTGATGTGTGGTCTTTCCATTGTACAGCCAGCTCTTCTAATCTGTCTGCAATCTGTTTTGTTATTAGTGTTTTCATTTCTCTTTTGTTTTAAAGGTTTATCCATTTATATCCAAAACACAATCTCATCATAGTACGATGAAACCAATTTGGTTTATAAGTTAGGTTAAATTGAACATAGTTGTCTGTTCCTAATCTATAACCACCTACATAGTTTGGTGTCTTGAACATTATTCATTTAACTGCTTTCAACAACTCTAACTCTTTAGCACCTACTGTATACTTGCGAGTGATATCCGCAATAGGGTTACCCTTCTGCAAATGGTCAAGTGCCTTATCCCACATTGGATGCTTCTCGGTTAATACCTCCTTAACCATCTTCTGTGGCTCTTTAACGGCTGCTGCACTATTGCCATCATCATCCTCTTGTGATAGGTTAAAGATACTTGCAAGGGCATAACGTCTTGCATAAGTAATAGCCGAACCTTGTTGTTGTGGGTTGTTTAAATCTCGCATCCTTAACACTTGTTCACTCTGCATATACTCGCCTGATTCAGCGTGGTATACTGTGGTAACCAATACGTCCTCGTTAGGATGTTGGGTAACCAATAAGCCACACTCTTGGAGTATAGGGTTGATGGTTTCAATGATGCTGGTTAAGTCAGCATACTTGTTCTTAAAATGGTCGTTCTTAGCGTTCTTCTTAACGCTGGTAACCTTGCCTTGAAATTCAAATAAGGCTTTGGTTAAGTTAGTTAATTTATCTGATGTTTTCATAATATAGGTTTTAATCCGTGATAATAAACAAGGTCATGTAATAAGTCATAGAGGTTATCCTCCGTGAAACTATCCATATCAAGGTCATAGTTCTTGACTCTGTCCTCGTCCTCTTCTACAATAACGTACTTTGAGAAATCGTATAAATGAGTTAATGTTAGTTTACATATCTCTTCCATATCGTAAACCAAAGTGCAGAAGGCAGTTTCAACCTCAAGAGTTAACCCCTCGCCTCGTTGAATAAACATATCAACTTTCATTTTCAACCTCCTTTAATGCGTGACGTAATACAACGAGTGCCTTATCTGA